ATGCGCAGCGCGTTTCGCTCGTATCGATTGAAGTCGGTGAGCGAGAGCGCCATCACCTCGGCGGGGCTGATTTTCCAGAAATACGCCAGGTCGAAGACGCGCTGTTCGAACGCCTCGGTCTGGCGCGCAGCCAGTGCCTCGGCAGCCAGTTCGTCTTCTTCCACGGCCCCTCGCTTACGCGCCGACGACGGCCGCGTCCTGACCGAAGAAGCCCATGACGTGCGCCTGCAGCGTCGAGAGGTCGGCGATCGCCAACTGCTCGACCGACGACATCGGAATCTTGGCGAGGCGCACGACGTAGCGCGCGACGACCTTCGGACGGAGCTCGACGCCCTGGCCATCGTCGCTCTGCACGACGAGGTACGGATAGCCGAGTTCCATCACGTCCTTGGCCGTCGGGTCGCGCAGGTCGAGTTCGTGTGTTTCCTCGCCGTGCGCCGAGATCGGCTTACTCAGTGTGACGATCATTGCCAGATTCCCTTCGTGCCTTCGAATTCGAGGTCGACTTCGCCGTCCTCGCCCTTTGCCGTCGGCTCGCCGACGAGGTACGCGCCCGAGAGCGTGTGCACCTTGCCATTGGCGAATTCCGACGTGATCGTCATGTCGGTGCCGTTGATCAACGTGTCGATCGGGAAATCCGGCATGAAGATCGCCGTCACCTTCACGGACGGCACACGGTTCGTCTCCTTGAAGCCGACCGCGCCCTTCGTGCTCGACACCGTCTCGCGCACGACTTCGCCGATCGTCGCTTCGAGGCTGCCCTTCACTTCGAGCTGCTCGCCGTCGACCTTGACGAAGCACATACCTGCTACGCGCTTACCCATGTGCTACTCCTTAATATTCGAGGCGGAACTGCGCCAAGACGGCGAAGACGCGCAACTGGTTCACGAGATCCGGCGGGAACAGCACATCGAGCCGGTTCGGGTCGTCGGCATTGCGCTCGACGATCAGGTTTTCGGCGAATGCCTTCGCGTTTTCGACGAGGCCTTCGCCCTCCATCTGCGCGTACACCGCCGCAAGTTCGCCGCGGATCACGCTCGGCGTGACGATCGCCGCGCCCGCTCCGAAACGCGTACCATCGTCGGCCAGCTTGTGACGCGGGTACTTCGTCGTGATGACGCTGCGCAGACGGCGGATGATCGCCGCGAGCTGGTGCATCGTCTCGCTGTCGAGATACGACGGATCGGCTTGACCCCACAGATTTTTTTGATAGGTCGTGATCGCGCGCTCGACGCGCACGACACCGCTCACCGTGTAGCTGGTAGCGATACCCGAGGAAAGCAGTGTCTGCCGTTCCGTCTGGATGAAGCGATTGCTCGCCGGTGCAGCCGTGATGCCGGTCAGTTCGCCGGTCTGCGTCGGCCGCGCCGGATCGGCGGCGATGAACACCGCGTTGCGCGCGCCGTATGCCGCGGCGTATTCCCAGACGGGATTCGGCAGCAGCGTCGGCATGCCCGCGATCGTCATGTGCTGGTCGTTGCGAGCAACGCCGGCCGCTTGCAGTGCCGAGAACGTGCCGCGCAGCGCGCTGTACACGTGGCCGTAGATCTGGCGATTCCACGCCCATCGGCCCGTCGTGTCGTTCATCGTGGTGCGGAACAGGTCGAGCGACGTCGTGTCCGCATACGGCTGGATGATGAAGTCGTATTCGTCATCGCCGAGCGCGGCGATCGCCGACGTCAGCGACGGAACTGCCGTACCGCCGTTCATCGCCGTCACTGCGACCGACAAGCCCGCGGGCGTCGATTCGCCGCCAGCCGCGCCCTTCTGGTTCATCTGCAGCAACAGGTCGTTGCCGAGCGCGCCCTTGTGCTTCGCCGTCACCGTCACGGTGCCCGTCGATGCCGATGCGGTCACTGGCAGTTCCACATTCGCGTTGATCGCGGCAGCCAGCGCGGTGGCGCTCGTCGCTGCGGTGTCAGCCGCGGCAACTGCGATCTGCACGCGATCGGCGCCGATGTATGCGCTCAGCGTGCCCGCTGCCGTCGCGGTACCGGTGATCGCGAACGAGCCCTGCGCAGCGACGCCAGCGCCCGGATCATCGAGTGCGATGCACCAGAGTTCGCCGAACGAATCGCCTTCGCGATACTTCGCGTGCATGCGCGCGAGCATCGAGCCGACGCCGAACAGGGTCTTCGCCTGATCGGTGCGCGAGACGAGCTGCGGCACGTTCGCCGTCGCCGTGCCGGCGGCCAGCTTTTGGCCGATCAGCAACGTGCGGACGGTCTGCGAGAAATATCCCGCCTGGCTGTTGTCGACTTCCGCGTAGAAGAGCGGAACCCGAACATTGGCCGGGATGTTGGAAAATGGCACGGTCATTGTTTGGTCCCTTTCTTCACGGGTTGCGATTCGCCTTCATCGGCGGTTTCTTCAGTCACGTCGCCGTCTTCAATGCGACGCAGCCAGTAGACGTTCGGCTCGACCTCTCGGCCTTCTTCGGGCAAATAGCCCCCCTTCTCCGGGTCGGGCACTTGCCGACCGGATACCGGTTTGATACGCATGGGTTGCTCCTATGTTTGCGGGAGGTCGATCGTTGCGCCTATCTCGGCGCGGCCATCCGGCCCGGGTGAACCGCCTTCGTAGGCGTTCGGGTCGTCTGGAAAATCCTGTTTCGGACGGTTCGGGTCAGCCGGGTCGATCGCGTCGACCCTCACGTTCAGACCGTTGAGCGTCGGCAACTCGTTGTCGCGCACCCATTTCCACGTGTCCTCATACGAGATGTCGTAGTTGGCCTTGAACTCGAACTGGTAATAGAGCCGCGCGCGGTCCATCTGCAGCAGCGCGCCGCCGTCATACTCGATCTGGTCGTAGTCGTCGCCCGGCTCCCAGCCGACCAGCGTCTGGAAGAGAATCTTGCGGATGTCATGGACGCTCGTGATAGCGCCCTGCCCGCGCTCGTCGGCCGTGTTGCTCAGCACGACGATCACGGCAAAGGAATCCTCGACCGTCTGCCGATAGCTGTTGCTGCTCTGCTGCTGATCCGGGTTCTCGTCGAGCGGCACGACATACGCCGCGGGGACCGGCATGTTCGCGGCTTCCGGCAGGATCTTGAACTGCGCCGCGCCCGCGACGCGCTGCGCGAAGATCGGCGCGCGCGCTCGGATGTGTTCAATGACTGCTTCGAGATTCATCGCGGGATAAGCGCGTCTTGCAGCGCTGCCTTGATCGTGGTTTGCGACACTTCGCGCCGTCGATCCAGCGCCTCGGTCATGTAGTTCGCGCGCGCTTCGATGCGCCAGCCGCTTCCCTCTTCGCCACCCTTCCGGCGCACGCCGTACCAGAGGAACGCGGGATAGAAATCCTTGCCCATCTCGGGCGTCTTCTGCGGCGCGATCCGAACAAGGAAGCCGGATCGGCTCACCTTCGATTTGATGCTGCGCCACAAGGTGCCGGTGTCGCGGCCGGGATACTCGCCAGGCTCAGACACCGCGCGCCGCGCGACGAGGCGCCGCGCTTCCTTCTGGATGTCGCGCCCGCGCGCGCGCATCACCTTGCGGATCTTCTTTTTGTCGAAGTCAATCCGCGAGTGTCCTGTCCACCCGACGTGGACTTCGACGCCATCGCTCATATCGCCCCCAGCAATTCGGTGTCGATCGCAACAAATACCGGCTCACCGTCGACCGGCAGCGTGCGCTTCACGCGATAGCGAAGCCCGCCATGCTCGACGACGTGCGCGCCGGTGATCAGCGCCTCGGTGACGCGCGCCGAGCGGCGCACGACGAATCGATCCGTGACTGCGCTGTTGACCTGCATGGATCCGAAGAAGATGCCGCTGCTGACCGGCGCGCGCTTCGCCCAGACGTCGAACCCTTCGTCGAACGTCTGCTCAATGCCGAAACCGGAGTCCGGAACGTCTTGCCAGAGGCGAATCTTCACGAGCTTGTTCAGTTCGCCGGCCGTCGGCATATCAAACTCCCATGTTCACGCGATACGGCTGCAGCATCGAGCGCGAGCCGCGCGGCAACTCCATCGCCTGACCGGTCGTGACGTCCTCGCGGAACGCATACAGCCGACCGAAGATAAGGAGAATCGCGGCGACGATCGGCGGCTCGACGACCATCGGATCGTCACCCGCCGTGCCGGCTAGCACGGCCTCGGCCATCTCGTCGGTCGTCTCGTAGAACTTGCGGTTCGTGAACTCTTCCGCCTCGCCGATTGCGGCCGCCAGATAGACGTCGACGAGCGGATCATCGGCATCCACGCGCGCGTGCGCGATCGCAAGTGCGCGGTCGACGATCATTTCGAGCCCTTGTTTGCAGGTTCAGAGCGCTTCTTATTCTCAGCAACCGGTGCCGCCTTGGCGTCCGATGCGTCTGCCTTCTTCGTCGACTTCACCTCTTCGGCGAGGGCGTTGCGAATCAGGTCTTTCGCGCGCTCGTCGGGTACGGTGCGCGTTTCGCCAGCATGAACCCAGCCAGCGCCGTGTTCCTGATGCGTCTTCAAGATCTTGATTTCCATGTTTCGCGCGGGCGACTCGCGCCGCCCGCCTCCGTCTATCAGATCACGATCCCGACTTACGGCGTCGGGTCTGCGAGGTCACCGTAGATCAGCGATTCCGGACGGTACACAGCGAGCGCGAGACGCTCTTCCGCACGGATCGTGACCATGTTCTTCGTGAAGTTGTCGGCGTCTTCGGTCGAAACCTCGACGTTCGCGTCTTCGCGATCGAACACTTCGGCGGCCATGTTGAACGCGCCGACGAGGAACTTCCCCGCGGCGATCGCGTTCGTGTCGATCACCGGCAGCTTCCACATGCGCTGCTGCCCGCCGTCCTGCACGTTCACCCAGATGTACTGGCCGGTGGAATCCTTCTGCAGCTCCATGTCGGCCCAGTCATTCGGGTTCAGCACGATGCCGCTCGGGCGGTATTCGGCGATGCGCGCCTGAAGAATCGCGCGGCGGATGATGTCGATCGGCGTGTCGCCCGACTTGCGCAGCGTTTCGTTGAACGCCGTGGCCTGCGGGATCAGACCGAGCAGGTTCTGGCCCGTGCCGTCGCCCGCGAGGATCTGGTTTTCCTCGACATACTGCAGGCCGTAGCGCAGGCGGCCGTCGATGTAGCTTTGCAGGAGCGGGATGTCCGCGAGAACCTGCTTCGACGCGCGCACCCAGTGGGCCAGCGTCTTGACGGTCGTCGTCACGAGATCGAACGCCAGATCCGACTGCGGCTTCGCGCCGCCTTCGGCGACCATCGCGGCCATGTTCTGGAAGCCGGTTTCCTTCACATACTCGATCGCGTTCGAGGACGTACGCCCCTGCAGAAGCAGGTCGCGGATCGTCATCTGACGCAGCTGCGGCGTGATGATGCCGGCCTGACGATCCGGGCGGATCGCATCGCCGACGCCGCCCGTGCCGGTCGTCGCGCTCGTGATGCTGGT